AGAAAAAGACAAGTCTTCAATTTCTAATGAATATTATTTCCTTGAGACTATCGAAGCCATCTTAGGTGAAGACGGAATTAAGAACATGGCAGTTAAAACAATCCTACCGGGGTTGAATGCTAATATTGCTGCGATGATTAATACAATGCACTTGCCGTTCCATATCCGATTTGACGATAAGTTTAATTGTATTATCAATCACTTAGGTGAAGAAATCAATCCAATGACACTTTCAACAGGTGAACGCAAAGCTGCTGATTTTATTATCATTATTGCAATCATTAAGATTCTTAAGCTAAGATTCCCACAGCTAAACCTACTGTTCTTGGATGAATTGCTTTCGTCAGTAGATTCAGATGGTGTGTACAACATACTTAAGATTTTAGCTCAAGTAATTAAAGAGAATAAAATCAATACATTTGTTATTAACCACTCGGTACTACCACATGAAATCTTTGATAAAAAGATTCAGATTTACCGTGACAATGGATTCTCTAAATTTGAAATTGAGACCATAGAGTAGAGATATATACTATCTATGGCGACGTATAATGTAAAATTTAATAAAGATGACAGTGCAATCAGGCACATCATCATAGGTTTACTTGCTGACTTAAATAATAAGGTATATTTTTACCGTCAACTTGACAACGATAATCGAGTTGAGGTAGATGTGCCTTTTTATTATGCAATAGCAGGTGACGAAGATTTCCTAAAAGACAACTTCTTATTCTTAACTAAAGACGGTTTAAGATGTGAACCTGAACAAGTTAGGGCTGACGGTAATTACGATAGAGTACCGCGGGGTGTTGTTAACTTTGAGGGTCTGTCTATAGATTCATCAAAGCTTGTAAATAAGCGCATTCGTGGTTCCTACACTAAAATGGACGATAACGGTGCAATGCAAGGCTACAATGCTGAATTTGAAATGATACCTATCAATATTTCAGTTAATGTTGAGATTATCACATCATCACAGCTTGATAACTTTAAAATCGTAGAACGTATTATCAAGAGACTGTACAAGTCTAATCAATACAATATCGAGGTAGGTGACCTGTATGAAGGTTCTTATAAATTACCTTCCTACTACGCGATGCCTGAAGATTACGGTACAGAAAGACCTGTTGAGTTTTCATTTGATTCAAACGAGGGTTATAAGGTAACGTTCCCGTTAGAAATCAATTCATTCCTACCATCATTTGAATGGGGTACTGAAATGCATGTTGGTAATAGAATGTTTGAAATTCATACACAGCCTACATCAACATCAGAAACAGACTTTGATAGAACATCAGACGATAATCCAAAACGCATCGTCGACTAAGATATATAAAGAAATAAACGTAATATTAAAATGAAACACATTAAACTATTTGAAGCTTTTGTAAATGAAGCAACGGTAGATGCTCAAGGGTTTGAAGACGAATTTGCATCAGTAATTTTTACTATCGAAGAACGTATTAAAAAACCGCTTAATAATAAACAAATTTTACAAGTTATAATAGTAGCATTTGAAGAGACTTGTAAACTAAATAAATTTAAAGAGACTTCTCATCTGTTACCAACAGCACTTCAAAAGGTAGGTCTTGATTTTGACGCAGGTTTTAAAAAGGGATATGCTTCAGCTGAGGCAAGAGGTTTTGCACACAATATGGTTAGCGCAACAGGCGGTACTTGGCAAGGTATTATAGAGTGTTTTGAAGCATTACTTATCAACGTAGCTGGTGTACGAGGTAACAAGGCAAAATTAGCGCTAAGACATCTTACTAGTTGGTTTAACGCTAGTACAAAATAATAAACAAACGTATTAAATTATGAATCTATCTCCTATTAATATTATTAATGAAAACGAGATTGCGTTTTATCTACACGGCAAATCTTACACAGTTAATACTGCTGAAAATACAATCGTAGAAAACGAAGAAATTGACAACGACATGTTATCACTAGCATGGGCACTTGAAAACTTCCAGTTTACAAATGAAGCGATTGTATGGTACAAGGGTATTTACAAAATGTATTACAACATTGAAGAGTCTAAATTCTACATGGGTAATACAGAAGTGCTAGATGAAAACTTCACAGAGTTTCTTTTAGCGTCGGGTGTAATTAGATACGAAGAGAAGCCTATTGCAAAAGCTTTTGAAAACGCAGCAAGAAATATCGACAAATATGTAGAACTTGATTTTGTAAAGACTGTAAATGAAAACAACAACCTAATCGATGTAATGAGAGTTGGTGGTAATATTTACATTTCAAGACTAAATGAATCAGCAAAGATGTACAACTTCTTTAAAGCAAACACGGCAAATGCTGCTGTAGAATATGTTACAGAGAAGACTAATGTAAATATTGCTGACTTTGTAGCTGACTTGGTTGAAGGTGAACTAACAGAATATGTTGATGCACTTGACGAACTTAAGAAAAAAGGCGAACTAGTTGATTTCTTAAAAGACCAAAGAAACAGACTAGCTGAAGCTGACAGGTCAATCGAAGAAATTAAAGCCGCTGATGCACTTATCGAAGGTGAGATTGCAAGATTTGAAGCTGAGATTAAAGAACTGAAAGCTACACTGTAATGAACTATATTAAGACATTTGAGCAATTCTCAATTAACGAAGAGGACACTAGCAGGTCTAATGGATATGTACCGGGTGCTCTGAAAAGAGAATTCGAAGATATGCCAGAGGGCACGGAGCTGTCGATCGACGCTCTAAGCTATTCTCAATCAGCAAACGATGACCTTGTAATCTGTTTTGTGAATGACGACGATATGATCAGAGTTCCAAAATCGAGATTAGAGCTGGAAGAAGGCGAAGGCATTTAAATTGCTCAAATATTATTAAAGCTGAAAAGCTTTTTAAGAAGACCTGGGTTTACTGGGTCTTTCTTATTTGGTGTATCTTATGAAACACTTATCAGTTTCTATCGTATAATAATCAAAGATATTAAAATAATAATTAACAATTGTGGCAAAAGCTAAAAACTATTTAAACAATAAAGACCTTTACGCAGAAATCGTAAAGTCAAAGGAACAAGATAAACTAACTCCAACTGCGGAGAAAATGTTAATGTTGTTGGCTGAACGAGCTATTCGTAAAATGTCGTACGTTTACGATGATGACCGTCAAGATTGTTTACAGTTTGCCATGCTTGACCTTTTAAAGTACTGGAGAAACTTTAACCCAAAGTACCCTAATGCATTTGCGTATTTCACAGAGATTGCAAAAAGAGGTTACGCTAAAGGATGGAATAAGATTCACCCACAAAAATATAAAGATACAATGTCTATCGACCGCGCCGGCGCAAGGCCAGGTGAAGAAGGCGGGCTGTTCTCGATATAATGTCAATTAAAAGGGTTCGCCCCACAAATAAATCAGGATTTACTCAAGGTTATTTTAAACCTAAAAACCCCACAAAATACGTTGGACCTGAGCCTATTATTTATAGGTCTTCTTGGGAACGTAAGTTTATGATGTGGTGTGACCTCAATGAGGGTGTTATTACGTGGTCGAGTGAACCTGTTGAAATACCATACTGGTCAAAGCTACATAATAAAAAGCGTACATATTACCCAGACTTTTATATTAAAATTCAAAAGCACGACGGTAATATAGAGCACATTCTTATAGAGATTAAACCAGAAGCTCAAATTAAAAAGCCAAAGCCTCCAACAACAAACAGTAAGAAAGCCCTAAAAAATTATAAATTTTTAGCAGAGCAGTATGTTGTTAATCGAGATAAATATAATGCAGCACAAGAATTTGCTAACGGAAGAGGTTGGCGTTTTGTGGTGATGACAGAAAAATCTCTTGGATAATGGGTCAAATTAAAAAAGACATACAAGCACAAATAAAGTTACACGGTTCTAAAGCGAATGCTAGATCAGCTGCTGAAGATTGGTATAAGACTTCACTAAAGTCATTTAATAACAATTCAGTTGCTAAATACGGTGAAAGATTTAGACCAGGTAAGATTTATGTTTTTAGATACGATACACCCATTACTGAAAACCTTCAATGGTGGGACCGCAATCCAGTGGTACTAGCACTTGACTCCTATAAAGGCAACGACGTTGCAATCAATCTTAACCTATTGCCTATTAATGTAAAAGAAACATTATTAGATGATTTGCATATAAGATTAAATGGCCAGATTAAAACAAACGAAAATAGGGCTAAAGACAACGCTAAAGCACAAGGTCAATTGAGTTTAAGTTATCAAGGTGCTAAGCGTTATTTAGACCAATACGGTTGTGGATTTGCCATAAGACAATACAAACCTGCGTTAAAAGTAAAGCAAGCGGTAGTGTCTTATGAAAACTGGGCAAAAATAGTACTTTGTAATTTTGCAGAACTTGAAGGTGTAACACCTGGAATGCTTCGTGCTATGTTCAGAAAGTATTATAATAATAAGAATATATAAAGAAATTTAAAGCAATTAAATGGCAGGTTTCGTAAATAACAACAATGGTCCTCTTTCATATGGTAAGAGACCGTTTACTTTAAGTACAGCTCTTAAGAGCCTTTCATCGTTTGGTATGTTCTACGATGATATGGTTCTTCGTCAGTCTCAAGCAATTGGTCCAACTGAAGATGCGTTTGGATACGGTCAGATGAACCCAATGGGTATTGACAATGACGACATATATGGTGCATTTGCTGCGCTGTCTATGACAGATACTAACATGCGTAAATCTATCCCACTTTTTGATAGAGATTACGAAGGTAAAAGAGAAGAGCTTAGAAAGTTTTCATTACATGATGAAATTGAAGATATCTTAGATATTCTTTGTGACGAAACTATTGTTTATGACGATAAAAACTTTTTCTGTTATCCAGACATTATTGGACTAGAGGTTTCAGACGAGGTTGACAAATACTTTAAAAGGTCTTTCAGAAACATTTACCAGTACTTTGGATTTAACGGTGACCAATCTGCTTGGTACTTTTTCCGTAAATTCCTTATCGACGGTTACCTTTCATTTGAAATTATTTACAACGAAGAGCAAACAGAAATTATTGGCTTCAAAGAAATTGACCCAATTACTCTAATGCCTGGTTTTAATAAAGAGGACGGTAAGAAAGTTTGGGTACAGTTTAAAGATGACCCGATGAAAGAAAGAGTCCTTTACGATTCGCAAATCATTTACATTTCATATTCATCAATTACTACAGTTTCAAGAGTTTCTTATGTTGAGCGTCTAATTAGGTCGTTTAACCTGATGAGAATCATGGAACACACTCGTGTGATTTGGGCAGTTACGAATGCTTCATTCAGAATGAAGTTTGTTATCCCAATGGGTGGTAAGTCTAAGACAAGAGCTAAGCAGTCTCTTGCACAGCTGATGAACAACTATAAAGAGGTTGTAGACTTTGATTGGGAATATGAAAT